AACCTTACCTTGAATAACGGTGAGTTCATCACGGAACTCATTAGCAAGACGCTTGAGTTCATCAGTGTTTTCAGTCACGCGGTCAAGGCAAGCATTCAGAAGTGCTGCTGCCTCATAGCGAGTCATTGCACGACCACCTGCAAAGGTGCCGTTAGGATAACCAGCAACGCAACCATAACGTTCTACAAGGTTGCTGAGTGCCTGATATGCCCAATCAGTGGGTTGCACATCAGAAAGTTGTGAGACGCTTGTGACCTGCTCAACAGAATATTGGTTGACTGCTGCCATATTAAGATCTGCAGCATTTGCAGCAACAGGAGCAACCATTCCCAGAGCAACAGGTGCAAGCATCAGTTGTTTGAGTTTCATAAGTTTTTGTTTTCTTCTATAGAATATAAAAAAAACCTTAAAAGTCTTAAGGTTTAAGTATCATATAATAACTTTTAAGGTTTTGTCAAGAAATCATTCAGATGGTTCTGGAGAAGTAATTCTACCAAGATATGGATCATAATTCATTAAATCTTCAATTTTTAAATTAGACCCATTCTGCTGCCAGAACTGAAGCAATCCATCGTGACTAGAACGATGAAAAACATCAATATGTTCAGGATGAATAGAAGAACCTAAAGCAATTTTATACAATAAAATTGGAATAGAAAAAGTGTTTCCCGAATTATAAATTAAATCATCAGCAACAGCTCGTGGCTTTACTCCATTGTCAAGTTTATACTTATCGCCCCTAATATGATGCTTAATCAATTTTTCTGCATGATGTCTAGTAATAATGTAACAAGCAGTGGAAAAATCATTTACAAATCTTTTATGCAATTGTACATGAAGATTCCCAGTACAAATAATTGCTAACTGAATAACGTCCCAATCATATGGAACTAAAGAATAAAATTGACCCCAAGTAAAATCCCAATTTTTTACAATTTGAAGATCAACATCATCTTCCATAATAATTGCATAAGCAGAATCGGAAGTATCATACCAATGTTTAATTGCTTTTAAATGTGATGTAACACATCCAATTTCTCCAGATGTCATCATATCTGGATATTTTCCTTTTATAATATCACTTAAATCATCATCTCTACCATCATAAGCAGAAATTCTAGTATAGTTTTCAATTTCCCAATATTTAAATTGATCTTCCATATATTCTTTTCTGTCAGGTTGCCCATCAAGATTTAAGTAATATATTGGACCAATATTTTTAAGTTTATATGCAGACTTATTTTTATCCATTTTGGCGAGATTTTTTTAATAAAGAAGCAGTTTGTAAAAATGAACTATCAGATGTTTTTATAATATCAGATTTTGAAAGAATATACAAATCGATCATTGCCTGTTTAACACTTTCATCTGTTCTCTCAACATTAAATGGATATTCAACTCCAGTATCATCAACAATTACTGATCTCCAATCACCTTCTTCCGTCAATTTTTCTACGTATTTAGTTTTAGGATATATAAAAACATTTTCCAGTTGATTAAATTTATTTTCTAATTCTTGATCATCCGAACAAACAAAATATTTTTTATCTTCATTATTGGATATTTCAATATAAAGTTTTTCAAAATTTGGTTTATGCGGATTATAAAAATCAGTGTTTCTCAAATGAACGCCATAAAAATTATCATTTAAATTGTTAACTTTAATGAATTTATCTGCAGAGGAAATAATTTGATTACAAAATTTAAGTTGATTTATTACTTCATATAGTTCACTGCCATGTGCATAATGTGGTATAGAATCATTATTATAAACAAGTTTATCAAATTTTGATGTTTTTAAAAAATCTACAAGAGATAAAAATCCAGAAAATATATTTGGATTATGAACCTGTACAGGAAGATTTAAAAAATTATTATGCATAATGAATTCATATTCATTATAATTGTCAGAAAAATATGAAAGATTATCTTCTATTACTTTTACATCATAATCAAATATATCATAAAATAAAGTTCTACACCAATTTGTTGAAGGCCATAAAACTATTGGTTCAAAATTTCCAATTTTAGAAATTAATATTCCGACAATTAATGCATTAAATCTGTTACCAAATCCACCATCACAATGGATATAAAGTTTTTTATTCATAATCATGTTTCCATTCATCATAATTATTTTCATTCAAATATTGATCCAATTCCAAATCTTTAAATGATAAATTTTGAACCGACATTATTCTTTTTTCAAAATTAATAATAGGATTATCTTTTGTCGATCCATTGCTTTTAAAATGAACCGAATATGTATCATCAATAATTTCAGAATCTGCACATACTTTTAATTCATTTAAATAACCTATTTTTAAATTATCTAAATTCTTTTCAAGTGTTAAATTTAACGCTGGTGTTTCATGGGGGAATAGTGTACCATTTTCAACAAATTCTTGCATTTGACCAATCCATCTTTGGACGAATTTTTTACACTTTGGTATATTATTAAAAATTACAAAACTTGCAATTTCCTTAATAAAGATGCCATCAGATCGCGTATGTCCCCCATTTTTCATTGTTGTAACTTGAATATCATATTCCAAATCAATAATTGGTTCCAAATCCTTTAGTATACAAACATCACTATCAATCATTATAATAGGGTGATTAAAACTATTTTTACTTAAAAGTTTATCAAATATCTTTGTCTTCATTTGTGTTGCTTTAACCCATCCAAGGGAATGAACTCCAGCATATTCATCAATACAATCAGTATCTAAAATAAAAACTTTGTTTTTATTTTTTATAAATTCTTGATATTTGCCAAGACCACTATCTGCAATATAAATTTTATCAAGATTTTTACAATTTTCTATTGCAGAACTTGTAAAAATATCTAGAAAAGGATAGTAAGACTTATTTGCAGTTGTAAAAATACTATAGTTCATTTCATCAATTTCCAAATAAATCTATCATCAAGATGATCACGTTGCCCATAAAATCTATCTTTTTCTTGTTGCATATAAGGAGGATATACAATATCGGAAAAATAATGAGAAGTATTTCCATGGCATTGTCCAATTGCACCACCAAATTCTACGTAATATTTTTTTCTTGGTGAAATAATTGAATATAAATGTTCTAAAACACTATCTTCATATGTTTGTGAATAAATTTTTCGAAAATATTCAGAAAGATTATGATGTGGGAATTCCATTTTAGTTCCAAATGGACTAAAATAATTTTCTTCAGTAAATACTTCTTTTGTTGAATAATATTTTTTCATAAAAATTTTTTATTTTACTTGAGCTACAATAATATCATCAGCAATGCATCCATCTTCAAAAGATATTTGATAGTCTGGATTAATATCTGTCATTGCTTCAATTAACAATTCTTCATCCAAATCTTCCCCCCAATTACTTCCAAGTTGTCCAAAAATTCTCCTATCATCAACCAATAAAGTATGAGTTTTAATTGGATGATCGAGTAAAGCTTCCAATTCAAAAGGAAGTGGACATTTATACTCTCCCATAACATCACCATCCCAATGGGCATCCAACCAAAATGTAGCAGGAGCATCTACTTTACTAACTATATCTTTAAAAACTTTAAAAGTATCTCCTTCTACAATTTCAACTATTCCTTTTTTAATTTCTTTTTTAAATTTATCTTTATTAAATTTAACTTTTTCTGGATCAATTTCTATAGAGTAAATTTTTTTAAATCCACATTCTAAAGCAACTTCCACTGCTTCCCCCCATAAAGTTCCAGTTTCTACAAAAATATCATTCTTATATTTTTGCAATACTTCTTTTTTTAATGTTGTAGACATAACAGTTCAAAATCCTCTTTTAATATTTTGTTCAAATGGGTAATTTGATTGTGTCAAATATTCATCCAAAACAGATTTATATTTTGAATTCTTTAATTTGCAATCTAACCAAAGAAATTCTTGTACGACATATTTATCGAGATATGGATAACGAGTTTCTATTCCATACGATCCAGCGACATATTCTTCTTTAGCCAAATATGAAACCATAGTACTTCCATAAAAAGATGCCCATGGAAAAATTGTCGAAAGATCTTCTGGAAATAATCCTCCAAAATTACTATGAAGAAACTTTTTTTCTCCATTAAATCCATAATCTGAAAAAATTTCATCAGATCCAGAACCAGAAAGATAAACTTTCTTACCCTCTTTTTTAGCATTATCACAAATCATAGATAGACCACAAGATCCATTATCATCTTGAAGTCTTCTATGAAATTCGTTGTAATCACTACTAGAAGAATAAATTCGATATTTAAATTCTTCTACATTTTTATTAATATAATCTCTATATTGCCAACGATTATCTGAAAGATATTGACCATGCGAATTAGTATTAAACATAGAAAATCTTTTATCCAAGATTTCTTGATTTTCAGATCCAACCACAGCATAAGCTTTGTATGGAACATTTTGTTTATTTAATTCACACGCAATTGCTCCACTATCATACCCACTAGACAAACCAATAAACATACTCTCTCGCAAATTTTTTGTACGTTTGCGAATAGAATTTTCAAAAGCAACAATCCAGTCAGAAAAATCTGTTTTATATTGTTTTAAATCAAAATCATAAACTGAAAATTCATCAACTAATTTTCTCGATTCAAGATCAAAAACTTGAGTAATATTTGCATCCAATTTAGTTGCAGTTCTAAATCCAAGTGATTTAACTGCAGACTCATAAGTTGCTACAGCAAGATTTTCACCGATTGAAAACCATAATGGTTTTGTGGCAAATACATCTGTAGAAATGATAAATCTATCATTCTTAAAATCAACTAGAACAATCGCAAATTCACCATCAAGTTTTTGTACAAACTTATTCCCATATTTTTTATATAATGGTATTAAGCATTCTCCATCAGAGTGATACTGTCCAAATTCATCATAGTTATAAATCTCTCCATTATAAACGCAAACGATTTGATCTTCATAATCAACAAAAGGCTGCTCGATAAAATCTCCAGTAATAGATAGGATATTATGAACAAAAGTATATCCATTAACATCAATACAGTTTGTAGAATCTGGTCCACGAAATTTCATAAAATGATTAACGTGATCAAAATCATTTATATTTTTATCAGTAAAAAGAAAACTACACATTATACTGTTCTGTTATGATTTGATAAAATTATTTGTGGCATTATTGAATTTCCCCTAATAGTATTTGCAACTCCTGGAAGAATTTTTAATTTAATACCTAA